TGTATCAAACCACGCCATTTGATCCGTTATCAAATCTTGATATCCTATCTCATCTAACGCTGGTTTATGGAAATCATTCATATTTTTTAGATTTACATCCCATTTATTACCCTGACTATAGTCTATTCTAGGCGTAATACTTACTATTCCTATGATATAACTCGGTTCATTTACTTTTATCTTAACCTTACCTCCTTTATCTTTTCCTGTCAGTCTACCACGTCCTGCCAACGTACCTAATGGCTGACTATCTCCTCCAGCATCTATTGTATCACTCATACTCACTACTTCTTCGAATCCTAGTTCTTTTATCAAACTTCCATGATATACAGGATTCTCACAGCTTTTCGCTCTTTCATGCGTATATACCGCATCTAACCAATCATCATAACTACCACCACTTATAGCTATTCTATTTAGCATATTATATACCTTATTAGCTAAATTCAAGCTATCTATTGTAAATTCATTTCCTGCTGTACTTACTGCAGTTACTTCATTTATCCCATTACTTCCATCAATCCATTCCGTACTAATCCAATTATTAAACAAATCACTTTGATATGTTTTAATTCCTAGACCTTCTTGACTATTTAATTTCGCTTCATTTTTTATTACTCCAGCTACATAATCTCTTTCTAATCCTAATCCATATGGACTTGCTGTAGTTTGATTTATTTCAAACGCTGTAACACTTCTCACATTTTCTAGAATATCCATTCTCATGTTATCTATATTATCTAATGGAAATTCTGTTAATTGCGGTTGTCCTTGCCCTTCTGGTAACGTATTTGTTATATCTACTGTATTACATTCCCATGCTACATCTCCTCTAATTCCTACATATCCAGTTGCTATTACATATCTTCCTGCATCTCCTGGCACTGTTCCTTCTACTACATTTGTAAATAAGTCTGTTAACGGACTATTTACTCCATCTACATCTATTATTATACTACTAAAGTCTGGATTTCCATATTCTGCACCTGCATTATTCCATGTAAATTCTCCTTGTATTGACACACTTGGCAATTCTCCACTTTGACTTTCACTATTTACATCACCTGCTGTATTGAATATATCTGTTGTTGCTCCTGAATCTACACCGTCAACTATCACATTACAACTTTCCAATGTAAATACATTACTCGGATCATCTGCATGTATTACAAATCCTCTTTCTTCTTGTTTATTAGCATAATAATTTTTGTATATATCCCAATATCCTAGATATGGCACTCCATTGAAGAATCTTTCATTAAATGTTCCTGTTCCTCTTCCTAATCCTCTTATATTCAAATAACTATATATACTACTTGGGTTTATTTGTGCATTATCCCCTGTCTTATCTACATTTGAATTCATCTTTATTTGTGGCAACAATATTTGACTCATATCCATCCCTATATTTAGCATGTTCATGTGTAACTTACCATTGTACAATCTAATTGGACATTCAAACACATCTAACTGCACTTTATAACTTCCGAATAATGGCCCCACCGTTGGTAGCGTCTTTACATCACAGTCTAACTGTATGTCAAAGGAATCCCCTGGCAGTGCTACCTCACTCATAAACGGTACTAATGTTCCACTCGCCATACTACTTCGCCATATATATCCTAGATCATGACTTGATCTCTCATAATTTCTTAAGCTTACTTCTTGCTTATTTCCGGAGCCTAATCTATCTCCACCTATTTCTGTTTTCATATTTCTTCTTTTTTATTTTTTAATTTACTTTTCATTTCATCTAATAACATTACTACTTGTATTACTCTATTCCACGTTATTTTTTCTAACTGTTTTATCACATCTTTTTTATTTCCTGCTTTTTCAGTCAGTCTATAATCGCCCATTACACCGAAACTTTCTCCATCTACTGTAATCACATTAAACGGACTATCTTTTATTTCCGTTCTTTCTATTGTCTGATTACCATCCCCAGAGTCTTTGCTGTTTACTTTTTCTGCATTCACTGGTAATTGTTTTAATTTTGTATCTTTCATCGTTACTATATTTAGTTGAACTTTTTATTTTTATATACTCTCCGTTTTCTAATCTTTTCTTTATTATTATTTCTCCTGTTTCTGTATCTACATACATACTTTCGGTTTTCCATAAAGGTTTCTCATCTATATTCCTCCTTTCTTGTCTACTTCTTTGTAAATGTTCGTACTGTTCTCTATTATATCCCATAATTTTATTATATTTGTTACTTATTTATGTTACAATTTGTAACACTTTTTTATTTGTCCTATAATTTATACTATGTTTAACAGGTTACGCACCCTGTTAACTTTTCCGGCTTTTAGACGCCTTATTTTTTACTAATATACACCTTTTTTTTAACTACGCAACTTTTCCTACCCCTACCCCATACAATTTCTCTAATCTTTCCATCTTCTTTATATTTCTTCTTTCATTCTCATATCTCTTTAACTCCCAGTTCTTCGCATCATCTCCATATCCTAATCTTTTATTCTTCTGTCTCATCATCTCTAGTAACTTGTAGTATTCTTCTTCTCCTTCACTTACACTTACTTTTACTCCACATACATACCTCTCTTCCTTATCTAACTTTTCTAGCCATAGCGCTTCTCTTTCTTCTTCATTATATATCTTATTCCTGTAATATATTGGCAACGCCAATTCTACTCCTTCTCTCGTCTTATACGTCTCTCTTGTTTCCTCCTTCTTATACTTATTCCTCTCTACATCTCTTCTTTCCATATATCCACTTCCTATTCCCTTACTCGTAAATATCTTACTATTATACGTCTTATGACTCTCATCTACCTTATTCACATACTTCACGATATAATTTATCGTTTTCGCATTCACATACTCTCCAATCCATATCTTTCCATATTTCCATATCTTCTCTATATCCTTCACTTCGTCTGTCCACACAATACCGTGCATATGCACTCTTTCTGTATTCGTGTGTCCCAATTCTGTCACTAACCAGTGTCTCAACGTCTTTCCATACTTTTTTCTCCATCTTTCTGTATATCTTCTTACTGCCAATCGGCATATCTCGTTATCTCTTTCATAACCACTTATTCCTTTTATCTCATTATCAAGCTTTTGCAACTCGTGTTCCGAGAATGTGTAAGTTACAAACTTAGCATTCTTGTTAACGCGAATATCTTCTTGCAATCTAACTTGCCAGTTTCTTGCTTTCTGCTTTCTGCACTCTATACATTTTCCACACCCCACAGGCACCATCAACACTCTCTTATCACTAATAGGGGGGATGACCCCCCCATTTTTCTTGTTCTTAGTGTACTTCCTGTTTCGTATCAACTTCGGATACAAACACATATTTAAAACTCTTTATTACTTGCTTGTGGAAAATTATTATTATTCACACTTGTATTTGAGTCTCCTTCTACATTATATCCTCTTTTTGAGTTTATCGCTTGCATTATTTCCTTAAATAATCCTACTCCATACTTTAACGTTATTACACCCTGTAAGAACTTTCTATCTTTCTCATTATTCACTGGGTCTAATCCCCATATTTCTAATATATTTCCTATTATATCACCTTTTTGAGTTCCACTTTTCGCTCTACTTACTTCCGCATCTTTTAACTCTTTCATCGCTTTATTTAAATCTGTCTCAGATTTTATTTTACTTGTTCTTTGTACTGATTCTACTATACTTTGGTCTACTCCTTTAATATTTGCATTTACTAAATCAGTATCTACACCCCCCGTTTTTTGTGCATCTGCATTATCTTTATTTGCTTTTGCTTTCAATCCTGTTATTTGTGCATCTATTAACATATTACTCATATCCATTTGTCTTCCCATTTGACTACTTCCTTTTGATGCACTTCCACCACCTTGACTTCCTGCCGTAGTTCCACCACCACCGCTCATACCATACATTAACGCTGGATTTAATCCAGCATTTTTTATATGCTCCATTTGAGCTCCATAATTCGTTTTGTTCCACATATCCATTTGTAAATCATGCCCTTGCTGATTTAACCCTTGCTGATACTGATTCTGCAATCCCATTAAATTTCTATTATTTCTGTAATTTCTTCTTTCTGCTTGGTGTCCACCTATCATTCCTAGGAATGTACTTGCTCCGGCACTTCCACCATTATTCCACCAACCTCCGTTGTTACCTTCTTCGTCCATTTTTTTAATTTTTAATTATTATTA